GCCCATGGCGCATTCTCCCGTCAGACAAAGCGTTCTAAAACGCGGATTAAAGGAGAGGTCTGATGCTCGTGGTTGCCCCCCTTCTGATGATGCTCGCGGCCGCGCCGTCGGCCGACGCCATCGGCGCCGCCCGCAAGGCTTTTGCCGGCTGCCTCTCGGCCCAGGTCCAGCCCTCGCTCGACAAGAAGGTGCCGCTCGGCGAATTTCAGGGTCAGCTCAAAAAGACCTGCGCCGACAAGGAAGCGGCCTTCCGCGCCGCGATCCTCGCGCAGGACAAGGCCGACGGCATGTCGGACAAGGATGCGCAGGCCGATGCCGACGATCAGGTGTCCGAATATGTCGACAAGATCATCGGCGAATATGAGGACTATAATAAGCCCGGCGGCTGATCAGGCGCCCTCGCGCACCGCCCGGATGCGATAGTCGACCACCGCCTGCCAGCCGCGCTCGCCCGCACGGGCGATGCGCGACCGCAACAGGCTGGTGGTAACGATCCGCCAGCCGCTCGCCTGCGCCAGGCGGATGACCGGGTCGATCCGCGCCAGCAACTCGCCCAGCCGCCCGGCCGTCTCCGCCATGTCATGCAGGCTGATCGACAGGCGCAACTCGCGCCCCTCGACATCCTTCGCGCCCCAGTAGCTGCCCAGGCATTCGCCGACCACGCCATAGGGGGCGCTCGCCCGCGCCGGCACGCCGTCGAACAGGCCGTTCAGCCGATCCATCAGGCCGCTATCGGCCTTCAGCGCCGCGATCACCGCGCTGCGTATCGCCACCTCCGCGCTCATGTCCTGCTCCTTCCCGCCTCGCGCAGGCTGAGGTCCGCCATCCAGCGCGCCTTCAGCCCCGGCGCCGACGCCCGCACCGCCTCACCCTCGATCGCCGCCGCCACGCCCTGTTCGCCCAGCGCATCGACAATCGCCGCCCGCCGCCGCGCCGCCCGTTCCTCCATCCGCCGCGTCAGCGTCATCCACATGACATCGCCCGTCACGACAGGCGCATCCTGCGCCACGGCCGCCACAGCGCACTCACCACCGCCGGCGGCGCCGCACCCTCGTCACCGCGCGCGACGAAATGCTCGGCCGCCAGCCGCATGATCCCCTGGCGCAGCGGTTCGGCCACGCCATTGAGGTCCGTCGCCATCCCGGCCTGATAGTCCACCGTCAGCCGGTTCCCCGGCCGCACCGCCCGCACCCAGCCATCGCCCGACGCATCGATGTCGATAGCATAGGCCTCGACCGGCAGCGGCGTGACCGCCCCCGCATCGTCCAGCGCCGCGACCATGGTGATCGCCACCACCGGCCGCGCCGCCAGCCGATGCCAGCGCCCGTCCGCCGGCACCGTCTCGCGCGCGCCACGCCGGATCAGCCACTGGCCGACAAATTGCTCGCACAGCGCCGCCGCGCTCCGTAGCAGTCCCGCCAGCACCGCATCCTCGCCATCGCTCTCGATCCGCAGATAGGCCTTCAACTCCGCCATCGACGCCGCCAGCCCCGCCCCATTGTCCGCTTCCGCCAGCATCAGCGCTCCTCCACCCGAAAGCCGATAGACCGCTCATCCACCTGCCCGTCGGACAGGGTGACGCGGTTGGTCAGCCGATAGACATGGCCGGCAATCCCGCCGCTCACTCGGACGCTGCTGCGCTGCGGCTCGAAGCCATGCTGGTCGATCGCCATGCCGCCCGGTTCAAGCGGCACCACCGTCCACACGCTCCCGGTCAGGCTCTGCCCGGCCAGATAGGCGGACCAGTCGATGCCATGGTCGATCCGCGCCTGCGGATCCTTGATGTTCAGCCTCATGCCCTGTCGCTCCCCCTGTTCGCCTCCGGCCGCTCGGTCCGCACCGGCGCCGGCACCCGCGTGCCTTGTCCCGGCCGCATCCCTGCCGCCCACGCCTCGCTCCAGCGCGGGACCGTCGCGCCGCGCACATCGCCCAGCACCGCCGCGCCCAATGCCTCACCCGCCAGCATTGCCGCCTCCCAGCACCAGCGCCTCGATCCGGTCGATCCGCCGCCGCTGCCACGCCGCCTCCAGCGCCAGGCACTCCTCGTAGCGCAGCCCCCAGCGCTCACCCGCTTCCCGCGCGGGTCGGATCAGCACATCCTCCCCATCCCGCTCCTCCGCCTCCGCCGGCCAGGCGTCATGGCACAGCAGCCCCAGCCGCACCGCCGCCCCCTCGCCTAGCCGCGCGTCGATCGCATCGCGCACCGCCTGTGCCACCAGCCCGACATGCCAGCGCGCATCCTCGCCCTTGGCCACCACCGCATCGACGAAGCGGAACTGGCGCCATTGCACGTCGCCCCAGGCGTCCAGCAGCGCCTCGGGCACCGCGCCGACATCGCATTTGACCTGCGCATCCGACGTATTGATCGTCCCGCTCGCGGCATAGATGACCGACCAGCGATAGCCGGCCGCGCCCAGCGCCACGCCATTGTCCACCGCCGGCCGCAGCCCGGCCTCGATCACGGTCACGCCATCGGCCCGGCCGATCCGCAACGGGCTCGACAGATAGACGCCGCTATCGTTGAAGCGACGGATCTCGAAATCCGATCCGGCATTGCTGCCGCTCTCCGCGCTGCCGTTGCGGCTGAGCGACCAGCGCGCACTGGTGCCGGTCTGCAACTGCACAGCATTGATATAGCCCGCATCCGCACCGATCCGCAGCGCCTGGCTGGCCGCCGTCCGGCTCACCTCCAGGTCGCTCAGCACGGCGCTCCCGCCACTGATCGCCACCGCCGTCGCCGACTGCGTCGCCATCGCGCCCAATCCCAAGGTGGTTCTTGCCGCCGCCGCGTCGGCATCATCGACCAGCGATCGGGCAAAGCTGGTGAAGGATACGACGCCCGCCGTCCCGGCGCCGGTAAAATAGGCCAGCCGGTTGGCGGCGCTGGCCACGCTTGCCAGCGCCGTCAGATTGGCATTGACCGCCTGATAGGCCCCCGGTCCGGCATATTGGCTCCAGCCAACCGCGCTGCTTTCCAGCGTGCCGTCGGCGTTCGCGGTACAGACCCATGCCCGGTCGGCATTGGCGCTGCCTGCTTCCACCCAGATGCTGGCATTGGCGACCTTGGCCCAACTGTCCATATCGATGGCCCGCACCCAGACGCCATCGCTCGCGACATATACGCCGTTTTCCGCCGGGTTGGCCTGATCCTTCACCAGGATACGGTCGCCACTCGCCGTCATGATGCCGTCAACCGACTGCAACCCGGCCAGGCTGATCGTGGCGGTCGTGGCCAGCTTCGCGCTATTCTTGGCATCGATCGCCTGCATCTGCGCATCGACATAGGCCTTGGTCGCGGCATGGAGATCGGCGCCCGGCATCCCGCTCAGGATCAGCGGCCCGCCCATCACATCGCCCGCCTTCTGCAATGCGCCGACAATGCGCATATCGTCTCCGGCGGCGACCGTCGCCGCACCGGTCCCGACGGCACGCACGGCACTGTCGCCCAGCCCCAGCGCAGCCCGTGCGCCAGCGACACTGGTCGCGCCGGTGCCGCCATGGCCGATCGCCAGCGTCCCGCCCAGGGTCAGCGCCCCGCTATCGATCACCGGCCCGCCACCGAAGGCCAATCCGGTCGTGCCGCCCGACACGTCCACCGCCCGCACGGATCCGGCCCCGATATGCCCTCTCAGGGCCGCCGCATCGCCTTGCGCCAGCAGGCTGCGGCCAAAGGCCGTCGTCGCGATGTCCGCCAGCGCGTCCAGCCCCGCGCTCGCCTCCTGCTTGCCGGCCAGCGCCTCGCCAAGGCCATCGATTGCCGCCAGCCCATGGCCATGGCCCTCGACCGCCGCGATCCAGCCGCTGTGCAGCACCAGCCCGACCCGCTTCTCGCCCGGCGCGAAACTGACCGCCCCGTCCCCGGCCGACGACGCCATCGGTTCGCGCACCAGCCGCCCCTCGCCATCCAGCGTGCCGCTGCCCGCCTCCCATGCCGCCGGATCATCGACCCCGACGATCATATAGGGAAAGCGCGCGCCCGTCCCCAGCGCATCGGCAAAGGCGCGGTAGCCCACCAGCGCCCCGCCCAGCAGCAATGGCCCGTCGCCGACATCGAAACAGACCTCGCGCACCAGGTCCGCCATCACCCATTCGCTGATCGCCACGCCCCGCTCCCCCACAAAGCCAAAAAAGCCCCTCCCCTTCAGGGGAGGGGTTGGGGTGGGGGCTGTCCCCCACCCCCAACACCGTTACGAAGCAGCAAACTTCACCAGCTTGCCGCCGGCTCGTTTACGAGGCGGCAAACTTCATCAACTTGATCGCCTCGCTGTTCGCCACCGCGCCGCCGATCCGCTTGACCGCGTAGAAATGGACGAACGGCTTGTTGCTGAACGGATCGCGCAGGATGCTGGTGTCGCTGCGTTCGGCGATGACATAGCCGGCCTGGAAATTGCCGAAGGCGATCGACAAACTGTTCGCGGCGATATCAGGCATGTCCTCCGCCTCGACCACCGGATAGCCCAGCAGGGTCGCGGGCTGCCCCGCCGCCAGCCCCGGCTGCCAGATGAAGGCGCCATCGCTGGTCTTCATCTTGCGGATCGCCGCCAGGGTCGCCGAGTTCATCACGAAGCTCGCCCCCTGGCGATAGGGCGCGCGCAGGCTCTGGACCAGGTCGATCAGCCTGTCCTGCGGGTTGCTGCCCGCAAAGGCCCCCGCCGCCCCCGACGCCACATATTGCAGCGAGCCGAACGCGCGCACGCTGTCCACCTCGCTGGTGGTGGTATAGGTCAGGAAACCCTTGGGCTTGTTCGTGCCATTGCCGTTGACGAAGGCCGCCCCCTCCGCCACCGCGAACTCGCGGGCAATCTCGCCCGCCAGCCAGCCTTCGACATCGAACTGGGCGTCGTCCAGCATCGCCTGGCTCGCCGCCGGATTGGCGTAAAGCTCGCCCGATGGCGGCGCGATCTCATTGAAGCTCGGCGTGCCGGTCTCGGCCCGCGCCCCGGTCTCGCTCGCCCAGCCCGACACGATCCCGCCGGCCGTCACCAGCTTGCGATAGCCCGCCGTCCCGGTTCGCACGACATTGGCGATGCCACGGATCGGCGAAATCGCCTTCAGGGTAGCCCCGATCAGCTGGTCGATCTCGCGCGGCACCGCATAGCCGCCCGCCGCCCCGCTGGCCCCGGAAAAGCTCTTCAGCTCGACGCCCGCTTCCAGCCCCTGCCGCAGATAGCGCTCGACAAAGGCGCCGCGCGCCGGGTCGACCTCGCCGCCTTTCACCCCATCGAGCGCCGGCCGCCCCATCTGCACCCGCATCGCCCCCAGCTGCGCCTCCAGCGCCGCGATCCGCTCGCCCTGCGCCACCGCCTCGAAAGCGCCCTCCAGCCCGTCCGTCACCACTTCCGTCATAACCATCTCCCGCTTGCCAAAACGAAAAAGGGCAGCCCCGATTGGGACCGCCCACAAAAAGAAAATCCTCGCCCCATCGGGGAGAGGATACGGAGCCTTGGCGGCAAAGCCGACTAGGCGCAGTTGGAGAGGAGGAGTGTCGCACCACGCCCGCAGAACCGTTCAGGCTGAGCTTGTCGAAGCCTCTTCCTTCCCCCTAAAAGGCAGGGAAGGAGCCTTCATGACCCGGATCAAAATCTGCGCCCCTCTCTTGCTCCTGATCGCCGCCAGTTGCGACGATCGCACCATGCCCTTCGCCGCCTATCGCCATTTCAGCGATGGCCTTGCGAGCAGGACCGGCGGTCTGCTGGGTTATCCGTGCGATCGCATCGAAACAGTCAAGGGCAAGCCAGTCGAAACGCGCCTGCCTCCCGAGCAATGCTACCGGATGCAGCCAGCCAGGCGCTATCGCGGCATATGGCTCGACGAATTTGAAGGCTCGTTCTTCTTCGAGAATGCAGTCAGTCTCGAAGAAGCCGCAGCCCGATACACGCAATTGTCGGAGCCAGAAGCGCAAGCCGAATGGCTCAGCTTTTCAGAACCGCTCGAACGACGCTTGAACAGGAAGAGAGACTTCGCCCATTCTCGCATGTTCCTGATCGAGTTCATCGGCCGACGCACCGCAGTCAAAGGCCTTTATGGCCATCTTGGCGGCGCCCAAAACCTGATCGTCGTCGATCGGATCGAGTCCGCCAAATTTATCTATCTGTCCGAGGAAGCCGGACAATGAACCCTGCCATGCCCCTCACCCTCGCCACCCACGGCGCCCAGCATCTCCCCGCGGCGCTGTCCCCTGCCGATCTCGCCACGATCGAAGCCGCCCTCGCTGATCTGCCGCCCGACCAGCCGGGCCTGCGCCTCGCCAGCCTGCCCGCGCTTGGTCCGTTGCTCGGCCCGACCGGCGCGATCGGCCGCCACGCCGCCGCGCATCAGGGCGCAGCCAGCCGCCCGGTCCGCGCCATCCTGTTCGACAAGAGCGCCACCACCAACTGGGCACTGGGCTGGCATCAGGATCGCACCATCGCCGTGCGCCGACGCATCGACATGGCGGGCTTCGGCCCCTGGACGATGAAGTCCGGCATCCAGCATGTCGCCCCGCCCCAGTCGCTGCTCGACGCGATGGTGACGCTGCGCCTCCATCTCGATCCCGTCGATGCCGACAATGCCCCGCTGCTGATCGCGCCCGGCTCCCACCATCATGGCCGCGTCGCCGAAGCCGATGTCGCCGCCCTCGTCGCAAGCTGCGGCATCCAGCCCTGCCTCGCGGCGCGCGGCGACATCTGGCTCTACGCCACGCCGATCCTCCACGCCTCCGACGCCGCCACCAACCCGCGCCACCGCCGCGTCCTGCAACTCGACTACAGCGCCGACCCGCTACCCGACGGCCTGGAATGGCTGGGGGTCTAGTCCCCCTCCACCGCCACCACCCGCGCCAGCGGCTGCATCGGGTGCGTTACCAAACTCACCTCCACCAGTTCCAGCGCCAGCAATTCGCGCGGCCCCCTGCCCCGCGCCGCCTTCACCCGATAACCGAAGCTGAGGCCATCGACCGCGCCGGCCGCCAGCATCGCCGCCGCCTCGCGCCCGGCCGCGCTCGCCCGCGACACGCGGCCGATCACCCGCAGCCCGCGCCTGTCCTCGCGCGCCATCTCGATCCGGCCGATCGGCGCGCCGGGCCGATGCTGCCACAGCAGCGGCACATGCGCCGCCGTCACCGCACCGAACGCGCCCGGCCGCACCACATCGCCGCCCCGGTCCACCCGGTCGAAGATCGCGGCATAGCCGGCAAAGCGCAGCGTGCCTGCATCCCCCCGCCCGTTCATCCCTTAACCAGCCCGATCAGGCCCATCTTCACCGCCATCCCCAGCAGCACCAGCGCCATCATGATCCGCACCGCCCAGCCGATCGCCGCCCCGCGCGCCGCCTTCTTCGCGTCGCGCCAGGCGCGCAGCAGCTCGCGCAATTCCCGCATGTCGGCCTCGGCCCGCCGGTCCTCCAGCCCCAGCCGCGCCAGCGCCCGCCCGGCGCCCAGTTCGCTCGCCTCCTCGATCAGCGCCCGGATCATCACCATGTCCCCCCGCCCCGGCAGCCCCGCGCCCTCGGCCTGCGCCACCAGCCGCGCCAGCATCTCCTCTTTCATGGCCCCACCTTCCCTTGGACGCCGCGCGCCCCTATCTGGGCCCGCATGAAGCGCACCCCTCGCAAATTGCTGATCGCCCTCGTCATCCTCGCGCTCGGCCTCATCGCCTGGCATTTCGGCCTGTTCCGCGCCGGCGACTGCCTGTTGCAAGGCGGCAGCTGGAACATGGACAACGGCTTCTGCCGTCTCGACAGCCTCGCCCGGCCACTGTGAAGCGGGTGTGAAGCGGGCGCTGCTCGGCGGGCTGCTAGTCCTGATCGCCGCCGCCCTCTGCCTCTGGCAAAGCGACTGGCTCGCCCAGGATCGCTGCTTCGACAGCGGCGGCCGCTGGGCCGCACAGGGCCATTGCCAGCGCTAGGCGATGCCCAGCATCGCCTTCTTCTCTTCCGCAGAGAGGAAGTCCGCCCCCGCCACCCGCTCCCACAGCGCCGCGCGCTCGTCCGACAGCGCCGGCACCGCATCCAGATCCGGCACCAGGCTCAGCCCCGGCCACCAGCCCTGCAATCCCTGCGCCAGCCCCGCGCCGATCTTGCCCACCAGCGGCAAGATTGTCTGCCGCCACAGCGCCTTGTTCGCCTCGCGATAATTGGCGTAGCTATTGTCGCCCGGCAGCCCCATCAGCATCGGCGGCACGCCAAAGGCCAGCGCGATCTCCCGCGCCGCCGCGGCCTTCAGTCCGACAAAGTCCATCTCGGCCGGCGACAGGCTCATCGCCCGCCAGTCAAGCCCGCCCTCCAGCAGCATCGGCCGCCCGGCATTGGCCGCGCCGCTGAACGCGGCCTCCATCTCGCGCCGCACCCGCTCAAACTGCTCCGGGCTCAGCACCGATCCGTCGCCCGGCGCATAGACCATCGCGCCCGAAGGCCGCGCCGCATTGTCGAGCAGCGCCTTGTTCCACACCGTCGCGGCATTGTGGATCGCCACCGCCCCCGCCGCCGCGCCGACACAGCCCAGGCCATAATGATCGTCGAGCGGATGGAGCGCGCGGATGTGGAGCAGGCTGGTCCGCCCCGCGCCATCCTCGGGCGACAGCCGGGTCAGCTCTCGCCCACGCGATAGAGATAGGCCGCCGGCCAGCCGCGCGCATCCGCCTCCACGCTGACCCGCTCGGGCCGCAGCGCGAACAGCTCGGCCGGCATTCCGTCCGCGCCCGCAATCACCTGGACATAGCCATTGCCGTGCAGCAGCACATGGCTCGCCAGCGTCTCGATCAGGCCCTGCCCCGCCGACGCCCGCGCCACCAGCGCCCCGATCCGCACCACCGCCCCGGCATCCATCCCGGCATCCATCCCGCCGACCTTCAGCGCGCACGCGCCGGCCCCTTCGGACACCAGCCGCATCGCCCGCTGCGCCACCGGATTGCCGATCACCCCGGCGCGCAGCTGCGCCTCATAGCTGGCCGGCCATTCGCCCAGCGCGACCGCGCCCGATCCCCAGGCCCGCGCCAGCACCGGCCGCCCGGCTTCTCCCGCCGCCGCCTTCATCCCGAACCATTTCATCGGAGCATCCCCATAAACAAAAATCCTCGCCCCGCCGGGGAGAGGATAGTGGAGGCGCGCGGCGCCAGCCGCCTGCCAAAAGCTGGAAGCGGCCCCAGCCGCCTACCGAAACCTGGAGAGGGGCACGCCCGTGCGGACCGACCCGCCCTTTACAAAAGCCGGGCGGCGATCAAATCTGCGCCCATGCCCCTCGCACCGATCCTGCTCATACTCGCCCAGGCCAGCGGGCCGGCCGCCACGCCCCTCGTTCTGCCGACGACCCAGGATTATGCGCTCGTCGCCCTGCCGCCCGCATCGACCGGTGCCGCCACCGTCCGCATCACGCGCCGCACCGGCAGCGAGCAGCTGGATTGCACCCCCTCGGCCATTGTCGGCGGCACCGCCATCGCCGTGGCAAGCTGCCGGCTCGCCATGATGAAGATGGGCTGGATGGCAGCGGTGAAGGACAGAAACGGCCTGGACGGGACGATCCCGGTCGTCCGCCTGCTCTGGGAGCCGGCACCATCGACTTTCCAGGGCGACATGGGCGGCGCCACGCCGATCGCCCTCGACGGCAAGGCGCCGATCGCAAGCGACCCGGACAAGGCAGCGACCGCGCTGCAAAGCGATTATACCGTCCGGCTCGACGCCACCGGCCGCCCCCGATCCTGCCGCATCACCCAATCATCCGGCACGCGCCGATATGACGACACCGCCTGCCTCGTGGCGATGGGCCAGCGCTATCTGCCGGCGCTCGACGACCAGGGTCGACCAAGGGAAACCGAGGTAAAATCCTGGGTTCGGTTCACAGATCGATAGAGGGCCGACGCCCCCTCCGCTTCGGAGCATCCCCCTATTCAAAAAATCCTCGCCCCTTTGGGGAGAGGATAGTGGAGGTTGGCAGCGCCCAGCCGCCTACCGAAACTTGGAGAGGGGCGCGCCCTTGCGGACCGGCCCGCCCAAAATATTGCCGCCCTGTTTCCAGCGCCGTCCCACCCTGCTAATCAGTCGCAATATCCAAACCAGAGACCTGCCCCCGATGACCGCTCCCTCGCCCCTCCTGTCCCAGACCGCCGACCAGATGCACGCGCAGCTCGCCGCCTCACCGCAGGCCGCCGCCGCGCTGATCCGCGCGGGTGCCGATGCCGGCCTGCCCGACGCCCAGGCCTATTATGGCCAGTTGCTGCTCGACGGTCAGGGCGTCGCCGCCGATCCGGCCGAAGCCTTCCGCCAGTTCGGCCTGGCCGCCGCCTCGGGCCATGTGATGGCGATCAACATGGTCGGCCGCTGCCATGAAAAGGGCTGGGGCACGCCGGTCGATCCGGTCGCGGCCGCCGCCTGCTATCGCCGCGCAGCCGAAGCTGGCCTCGACTGGGGCATGTACAACTGGGGCAGCGCGCTCGGCCTCGGCGCGGGCGTGGCCCAGGATGAACAGGCGGCGCTCGGCTGGTTCCAGAAGGCCGCCGCGCTCGGCCATGCCAAGTCGATCAATTTCCTCGGCGCCTTTCATGAGGAAGGCCGCCTCCTCCCCCGCGACATGGACCGCGCGGCGCAATGCTATCGTATCGCGGCAGAGGGCGGCGATTTTCGCGGCCAGTTCAACCATGGCCGGCTGCTGGCCGACGCCGGCGACATCGCCACCGCCGCCCACTGGATGCAGACCGCCGCCACCAGCGCCACCCCCGCCTTCCGCGCCATGATGCGCGACCATCTCGCCGCCTCGCCCCACGCCGCCCTGCGCGTGCTGACCGCCGGTCTCTGACCATATCCACGAAAAAGGGGCGTGGAAATCCGCGCCCCTTTCGTCCGGCCTCACGCCCGGATCATCTGTTCCGCCGCAGCACCTCGTCGCAGCGGGAATTGGTGCCCGATCCCTTGCCGATGATCCGGCCCGCCGCCGCCCCGCCGGCGCCGGCCAGCACCGTCTCGCCCACGCCGCCGCCGGCGATGATGCTCGCACCCGCGCCCACGCCCGCGCCGATCGCGGTGCCCTTGTCGCGGCCCTTCTTGCCCTGGAGCAGGCAATAGCGCACATCGTCGCGATCGCGCGGATTGGCCCGCGCCACCCGCGCCCGGTCTTTGCTGTTCAGGCTTGCCGCCAGCACCGGGGTTGCCACCATCGTAACAGCGGCCACCGCCGCGATCATCCTGACCATCTTCATGTCCGTCACTCCTGATCGGTGCGAAACGAAGCAGGAGAGCGCCTTGTTCCGGCGCCCGTCCTCCTTGTTCACAGCCTCATATAGGGGCCGTCACGGACCGCCGCCTATTGCGGTTAATCCCTATCCCGGCGCCATCAATCGATGCGCGAGATGAAGTCGGCAGCCGGGCGGCGCACCTTCTTCAGATTGACCAGCCAGTCGCCCTCGTCCGCGCGATAGCCCAGCGGCATCATCACCACCGAGCGCAGGCCGCGCGCCCGCAGGTCCAGTATCTCGTCCAGCGCAGCGGGGTCAAAGCCCTCCATCGGCGTCGCGTCCACCTCTTCAAAGGCGGCGGCGGTCAGCGCGATGCCAAGGCCGACATAGGCCTGGCGCGCGGCATGTTCGAAATTGGTCTGGGCGTCACGCTGCGGATAGGTGTTGAGCAGCATCTGGCGATAGGCTTCCCAGCCCTCGTTGCGGAAACCGCGCTCGTCATT